GGTGTCGTGCCTGTTGGGTTGACGATATGCTCGATGAGGTAGATTGTTTCCAGCCATCTGATGTTGCCCCGGCGGTCAGATGCAAAGACTGCAAGTACAGAGATGGCACACCGGGGCAGCCGAATATACTTTGTGCGCAGATGCACGAGGACGATTTCTGCTCCTACGGCGAAAGAAAGGAGGAGTCACATGATAGACTACAAAAAGACCTGTAAGTGGGAGCTTGGCAGGTATTACGAAAAGCTCATGGCCATCGACAGCCTGCAGGACGAGATCGATATGTTGACGGCCAGAATGGAGGGCATCAGGTCGCCCAAAATGGACGCCACACCTGTACAGGGCGGCAGCTCGACTGCCGAGGAACGCATCATAAACGCCATCTGCAATAGGGACAACCTAACCGTCAATCACGAGCTGGTTAAGTGGCAAGTGCGGCAGATGGACCGTGGCCTGTCTATCCTGACCGACCAGCAGCGCAGGATACTTGAGGTGGCCGTCATGCGGCGTGAGTACAATGCCATCGATAGATTATGTGACGAGCTGCACATCAGCAGGTCGGAGCTGTACCGCAGGATGGACGAGGCACTAAAGAGATACGCTATTTGCCGATACGGTGTGACCGAGCTGTAAAACTTGGGACAAATTCGGGACAAAATAACGCCTAACATAGTGTATACTAATATCGTGGTAAAACACAGACTTCCCTTGACATTCCTCCTGGTGGGGAGCCGGGCCCCTAATCCCGGCAATCTGCTCCCGTAGCTCAATGGTAGAGCGGCTGCCTTGTAAGCAGCGGGTTATAGGTTCAAGCCCTATCGGGTGCTCCACCTTCATGTTTTACCTCCTTTTTACAGGGCCGCCGATGCCCCGTTATCCCATCGGCCGAAGATACATGACCTTCGTAAAAAAGGTGCCGCGCTGGCAGACCGCAAGTTCGCAATAGTCTGCCTTACCAAAAGCAGTCAGAGAGTACCGAAAGGCGCTCTCTTTCTTTATGCCATAAAGGAGGGGATACCTATGGATTTAATAGTCCGCAAAATCCCGCAGAGCGACACCATCAAGGTATATCCGGTATCTGATGTGCATTTGGGCAGCATCCTACATGATAAAGAGGGCTGGCAAGCATTCTGCCGCCGGGTAGAGCGGGAGGACGCTTATCTCATCCTTGGCGGCGATCTCATCAACAACAATACCCGGAACGCGGTGGGAAGCCCCTTTGAGGATTATATCCGCCCGCGGGAGCAGAAAAAGATGATGGCGGAAATGCTAACGCCCATCAAGGATAAGATACTCTGCGCGGTATCCGGTAACCACGAAGCGAGGACAGCCAGGGACACCGACCAAGACATTATGGGCGATATCATGTGCAAGCTGGACATGGAGGACTACTACGCCGAGGATATAGCATTCCTCAAGCTGGAGATTGGGCGCAGGGTAACAAGAGATATCCCTATCACCAGCTATACGATGGCTGTTACCCATGGCTCCGGCGGCGGCATTTACACCGGTGCAACGGTCAACCGCAATGAGCGCTTCGGCTACACTATAGAGGGCATTGACGCTCTGATTGTTGGCCACACCCACAAAGGCACCATCAGTAAGCCCAAAAAGATCGTGGTGGACAGTAACAACAATGTTATCCGTACCAAGCAGCTGGTAGTGGTTAGCTGTACCGCATGGCAGCAGTACGGGGGCTACGCAGCCCGGAAGATGCTATTGCCCAGCAGCGAGAGCGACCATGAGCAGCCGCAGACGCTCCTGCTGTGTGGGAACAAGACAGGCACTAAGCGGATAACCACGGTTTGGTAACAATAATTGGTAGCCCGTCATAGTAGACACCGGGAGGGACAGGGCGGGTAATGATAAAAGGAGGGTACATGGATTTACAAAAAGCAGACAGCAAAGAGTATTTGGAGTTTATAGATAAGTTTACTCCCAAAACGACAACTGACGATTGTTTTACGCCTCCGTTGGTATATGATGCAGTAAGAGACTGGGTTTGCAAAGAGTACGGGGTGGACAAGGATAAGATCGTCCGCCCATTTTATCCGGGAGGAGATTATCAGAACTTCGACTATTCAAACGGTGCGGTTGTTGTAGATAACCCGCCGTTTTCTATTTTGTCACAGATATGCACACATTATCTTGATGAGTGTATTCCATTCTTTCTGTTTGCTCCGGCGCTTACATGCTTATCCGGAAAAGAAGTGGTAATGAAAGTGTGCCACATTATGACCGGCTCAACAATAACCTATGCAAATGGCGCAACAGTGGAAACAGCATACGTAACAAATCTTGATGATCCTGACCTCGTTATAAGAACCGCGCCAGACCTATCGTCTGCTATAAAAGTTGCCAATGAAACGCACCTCAAAGAAAAAAAGAGAGTTTTGCAAAAGAACAAATACCCAGATTATGTTTTGACGGCAGCGATGGCAAACACATACGCAAGCCGTGGGGTAGACTACAAACTGCGAAAATGCGATTGTGTAAAAATATCAGCGTTAGACGAGCAGAAAGAAAAGAAAAAAGCCATATTCGGTGGCGGTCTTTTACTTTCAGAAAGAGCAGCAGCAGAAAGAGCAGCAGCAGAAAGAGCAGCAGCAGAACGATGGACGCTATCGGATAGGGAATGGGAAATAGTTAGGAACCTTGGCGATGATTCCGTTTGATTACAATTCTCCCAAGTGGAGAAGAAAGCGTCTGCAAATATTAAAGCGAGACGGCTATATGTGCCAGCACTGTAAGAGGTATGGCAAAGCAGTACCGGCAACAACCGTCCACCACATCCAACACGCTGACGAGTACCCAGAGATGGCCTTTGCCGATAAAAATTTAATTAGTCTCTGCGAGGGATGCCACAACAAACAGCACCCGGAAAAGGCTGCGGCGGCAAGGGGTCGTTACTGATATCCCCCCCCTATCCGTTGCGCCTTCCGCCTCTATATAGGGACCGGCGGGGGGAACTTTTTCCAACTCTACGGTATATTTTTGAGAAAGGGGAAGCCATGACAAAGGAAAAATGGGTTGAAACTATCGAAAAACAGATGGAAAAACTCGGTACGGCCGACCCATCTTATCAATCTGCGGTAGAAACGCTTGCAGAGATACTGGAACAGCGGGATAAGACCAAGGCCGAGTTCAAAAAGTCAGGCGGTAAGTCCGTCATCGAATATACCAACAAAGGGAACGCCACAAACATGGTAAAAAACCCTCTGTTGATTCTGTGGGACGACCTCAACAAGAGCGCACTGGCATACTGGCGCGAATTGGGGCTTACTCCATCGAGTTTTCGCAAAATGACCGGCGGAGTGAAGGAAAAGGAGGAAAAGGGCGGACTTGCCGCTGCTCTTGCCAGCCTTGAGACAGATTAAGGGTAAGAACTGGCCCGTAGTCCTTGAGTATGCCGAAAGTATCAGAGACGGGAGAAAGGTCGCTTGCAAGGAATTGCGGCAGGCTGTTGACCGTTTCTTTGCTGACCTCGATAATGACGAGTACGATTTCGCGCCGAAAGGGCCGGAGTTCTGTATTCAAATCATCGAAAAGACCCTCTGCCACCAGCAGGGGGAAAAGCTGGACGGTACACCGCTCCGGGGAAAGCCGTTCCTGTTGGAGCCGTTTCACAAATTCATCATATACAATCTTCTTGGGTTTAAGTTGAAAGGCACCGATGTGGTGCGGTTTCATGAAGCTCTTATTTTTATCCCTCGAAAGAACATCAAAACCAGTTTTGCCGCTTCCCTCGCATGGGCGCTTTCCCTGTGGTACCGGCGCAGCGGTTCCAAAACCTACATATCGGCCGCGGCTCTGATGCAGTCCCTTGAAAGCTTTAATTTTCTGGATTATAACATCCGGCTTATGGGCGAGGACGAGAAGCATGGCGGCGGCGTAAAGATCATTGACAACAACAACGAGCACTCATTGGAGGCAGAGCTTCCAGACGGCTCGTTTTTTATCCGCGCTCTGGCTGCAAACCCGGATGCGCAGGATTCTCTTAACTGCAATATTGCGATCTGCGATGAAATCCACGCTTTTACCAAGCCTAAGCAGTACAACCTTTTTAAGGAAGCCATGAAAGCCTACACCAACAAGCTGCTGATAGGTATTTCCACGGCTGGCGATAACGAACAGGGCTTTCTTGGGCAGCGGCTGCAATACTGCCGAAAGGTGCTGGATGGCACCATCAAGGACGAACAATATTTTATCTTTATGTGCTGCGCCAATCCGGATGAGGAGGGAAATATCGACTATACAAATCCCCTGGTACATGAGATGGCCAATCCGGCCTATGGCGTTTCCATCCGGCCGGAGGAAATTCTAAACGATAGCTTGCAGGCGCAGAATGACCCGCAGCAGCGGAAAGATTTCTTCGCAAAGTCTCTCAATGTCTATACCGGGGCTATCAAGTCCTATTTCAACCTCGACGAATTCCGGCGAAGCGATGAAAAATACAACTGGACGCTGGACGAGCTTTCCAAGCTCCCAATAGACTGGTACGGTGGTGCAGACCTCTCAAAAATGCATGACCTAACAGCGGCTGCGCTTTTTGGAAATTACAAAGGCGTGGATATCATCATCAGTCACGCTTGGTTCCCTGTGGTGCAGGCTCATGTTAAGGCCGACGAGGATGGTATACCGCTTTTCGGCTGGGCTGATGATGGACTTTTGACCATGTGCAACAGTCCAACCGTAAACCACGCCGATGTTGTCAACTGGTTTGTTACAATGCGAAAGCGCGGTTTCCGAATACGACAGGTGGGGCACGACCGTAAATTCTGCCGAGAGTATTTCATCGGCATGAAATCGGCTGGGTTTAACATTATCGACCAACCGCAGTATTTTTACAGGAAATCAGAAGGTTTCCGGCATATCGAGCAGAGCGCCAAAAATGGGACGCTGTACTATATGCATTCCGAAGCATATGAGTATTGTGTTGGGAATGTCTCGGCCGTCGAAAAGACAGACGACATGATCCAGTACGACAAGGTAAGACCGACAAACCGAATTGATGTGTTCGATGCCTCCGTATTCGCCACGGTGCGGTACTTGGAGGCTTTGGATAAATCTAAAGCAGGAAAGAAATGGTGGGGTGATAAATGAGCATAGCAAATTTTTTTGAGCGCTTCCGCTCTCGGGATAAGCCCCAAACGCGGAGCGCTGTATGCCTGTGTGATGGAACCGGCTGGAAAGACCTAACCTGTTCCGGCTATACAGACCTTGCGCACAACCCGGAAATCTGTGCCGCTGTTGATAGGATTGCGTCTTTAATTGGAAGTATGACAATCTATCTGATGCAAAACACCGATAGTGGAGATATCCGGGTTAAAAATGGGCTGTCTCGTGTGGTTGATATCGAGCCGAACAGTTACATGGGCCGGTCAAACTTTATCCAGTGGATCATCAAAACAATGCTGCTGGATGGCCGGGGGAACGCTGTAGTGCTCCCAAAGACCCGGAAGGGGCTGCTCCGGCGGCTTGACCCGATTCCGGCGGCGTTTGTAGCATTTGTACCGAATGGGGAACGGTATTATAGCATCGAAATATCTGGGAAACCCTATGACCCGAAGGATGTGCTGCATTTTGCCATAAATCCGAGCAATTACTACCCATGGCAAGGCACTGGGTACAGCATTGCGCTGGCTGATGTGGCAAATAACCTCAAGCAAGCGGCGAAAACAGAAAATGGTTTCATGGCCAGTGAATGGAAACCGTCTCTTATCGTGAAGGTGGATTCGCTGACGGACGAGTTTTCTGACCCGGAGGGGCGTGCAAAGCTACTTGGCGATTTTGTTGCAAGCAATAAAGCCGGGGAACCTTGGCTGATTCCTGCCGAGCAATTCTCGGTGGAACAGGTAAGGCCGCTTACTCTATCTGATCTTGCGCTGGCAGACTTCGTAAAACTGGATAAAACGACGGTGGCAACCATTCTTGGCGTGCCGCCTTTTGTTTTGGGCGTTGGAGAGTTCAAGCGAGACGAATGGAACAACTTTATTTCTTCCCGTATCATGCCGATTGCACAGATTTTGGAGCAGGAGTTTAGCCGAAAGCTGCTCGTATCTCCGGATTACTTTTTCCGCTTCAATGTCCGCTCCCTCTACAACTATTCCTTGGAGGAAACCATCAAAGCTGGCGCGGAAATGGTTGACCGCATGGCAATGACACGGAACGAGTGGCGCAGTTGGGTTGGGCTTACTCCGCACGAGGGAATGGATGAGCTTTTGGCCCTTGAAAACTACATTCCCGCGGACCGCCTTGGCGATCAGAAAAAACTAAACGGAGGAGGTGAGTAAATGGTAGGAGCAAGACAGGCAATCAGCCGCAGTGGCGACTTCAAAACCCGCGCTGCTGATGGAAACCTCTACATTGAGGGCTATTTCGCCACCTTTACCGGCGAATACCGGATGTGGGATAAAGCCATCGAGCGCATTGACCGAGGAGCCTTTGATGGTACCCTCGGTGATGATATTCGGGCGCTGGTTAACCATGATACCACAATCGTGCTTGGCAGAACAACAGCTGGTACACTGACCCTCCGCGTTGACGATTTGGGCCTTTGGGGGTCCATCCTCATTAATCAAGCGGATCAGGATGCCATGAACGCCTATGAGCGCGTAAAGCGTGGGGATGTTTCCCAATGTTCTTTCGGCTTTGACATCCTTGACGAGGAAACCGAAATCCGGCCAGATGGCACAACCGTGTGGACTATTCGCAAAGTCAAACTGTATGAGGTATCGGTCGTTACCTTCCCGGCCTACGAGGACACCATGGTAGAGGCTCGGAAAAAAGACCTTGAAAAGATCAACGAGCGCAAGCTCGACCAATGGAGGGCCGAAGCCCTCAAAAAGCTAAGAAAGGAGTGCTGACATGGCACTGAAATCCATTATGATTGCCAAAAAGCTGGAACTGAAAAGAGCAGCTTTTGAGGCACTGGTAGCTAAAGACGCAGAATTTGCAACACGCTCCGCTGAAATCGAAAAAGCAATCGGCGAAGCTACCACCGATGAGGAGCAGCAGGCTGTTGAGGACGCCATGAACAAATTTACCGAGGAACAGGATGCCAACAACGCCGAAAAAGAAAAACTGTCCGCAGAAATCAAGGGCCTTGAGGAAGACTTGGAAAATGCCGAAAAGGATCCTCCCAAGGCTGAACCCAAAGCAGAAAAGAAAGACGAAAGGAATGATTTTACCATGAATACCATCAACATTCGCTCCCTCCCCATGAATGTGCGCGCCTTTGACGCTCTTCCCAAAGAGCAGCGTGACGCTATCGTAGCCCAGCCCGATGTGCAGACCTTCTTTGCGGAGCTTCGTAACGCTGCCCGCAGCAAGAGAGATATCACCGGTGGTGAGCTGACCATCCCTGTTGTATTCCTCGACCTCATTGCCGAGAATATGTATCGCTACTCCAAGCTGATGCGTCGGGTCCGCATCCGCAATGTCAATGGCGAAGCCCGTCAGACCATTGCCGGTACTGTCCCCGAGGCCGTTTGGACTGAAATGTGCGGCGCCATCAATGAGCTGACCTTCAGCTTTAACCAGATCACTCTTGACGGCTTCAAGGTTGCCGGTTATGTTCCTGTTTGTAATTCCCTGCTGGAGGATAACGATGTAAACCTCGCCTCCTGGATCGTCGAGATGCTGTCCGAGGCTATCGGCCTTGCCAAGGATAAGGCCATCCTGTACGGCAAGGGCGCTGGTCAGAAGATGCCTCTTGGTATTGTGACGCGTCTGGCGCAGGAGAGCAAACCCAGCGATTACCCGGCCAATGCTCCTGCTTGGGTTGACCTGCACACCTCCAACATCATCACCATTCCCACCGCTTCCACCGGCGAGGCTTTCTGGGCTGCGCTGGCTGTTGCCGCTGGTAACACCTTTACCCGCTACTCCCGCGGCGAGCGCTTCTGGGCGATGAACAGCAAGACCCTCGCTACTCTGCAGTCCAAGGCGATCCTCGCCACCGCCCTCGGTCGTTATGTCACGTTTGACGGAATGACCATGCCCATCATCGGCGGTGATGTGGAAATCCTAGAATTTATCCCCGATGGCGACATCGTTGGCGGCTATGGCGACCTGTACCTGTGGGCGCAGCGCTCCGGCATGACCATCGAAGCATCCCGCGAGGTTCAGTTCATTCAGGACAACACCGTATTCCGCGGCAAAGAGCGTGCTGACGGTATGCCCGTTATCCCCGGCGCTTTTGTGGCGATCAACATTAACGGCGCTTCCGTAACCACCTCCATGACCTTTGCGGCTGATACCGCCAACAACGCTAAGTTGTCCGCTCTGACCGTTGGAAACCTGTCCCTCAGCCCTGCTTTTGATGGCGATGTGCTGAGCTACACCGCTACCGCTTCCGCTGCGACTGCTGCAGTAAACGCCACTACCGAGGTTGCCGGTGCGCAGGTCGCTATTGCCTACAACAACGCCAATGTGAAGAACGGCGGCTCTGTTACCTGGCTGGCTGATGGCGCTGCCCATCCTCTGACCGTTACTGTCAAGAATGGAAACGAGACCGTTGTTTACACAGTCAATGTAACCAAGGCTTCCTAAAAGGGGGTTAAAGCATGACAGACGCTGATATCCTCGTGATCTTGAAGGTTGATTTGCAACTTTCCACAACAGCGCTTGACGATTACCTGTCGGCGTTGATCGCGTCTGCCAAGGAGTATATCGCTACCGAGGGAATCGTACTTTCCACCAGCACCGGTGATGCTATGCTGGTGGAGATGTACGCCGCCTACCTTTACCGGCAACGCCGGGAAAAGGTCGTAGCAATGCCCAGGATGCTCCGGTGGGCACTCAACAACCGGCTGTTTGAGCAAAAGGTGGGTGATTGATTTGGATGATCTCATTACATTAATCTCCCAAACCTTTGAGCAGAACGATATCGGGGTACAGATTGCCACAGAAACCACAACACAGGTCTGGGCGCGGCTGCAGTCCGCTACACGGGCGGAGTTCTATTCCGCCGGTCAAAACGGCTTGCAGCCGTCCCTTGTGGCGGTTACTCCTATCGCCAACTATGCTGGGCAGAAATTAGCCGAGTGGCGCGGCAAACGCTATTCCATTTATCGCACCTATTTTGCAACAGGCAGCGATGAAATAGAGCTGTACCTAGAGGAAAAGGTGGGCAACGATGTCGAAAACGGTTAGACCGGATGAGTTGGCAACGGCAATCCTGTCCGAACTGAAAAACTATGACCAGGCCGTTACGGATGGCGTAAAAAAAGAGGTTCGGCAGGTGGCAAAGGAATGCCGCCAAGACATTGTGACCGGCAGCCCGGTACAGACCGGCGATTATAAGGCCGGTTGGCGTGACAAGGTCGCATATGAGAGCTACAGCGATATCCGTATGCGAATTTTCAACAAAACGGATTACCAGCTCACGCACTTGCTGGAACATGGTCACGCAGGCCCAGGCGGAACCGCAAAAGGCTCTGCCCGCCCATTCCCCCACATCGGCCCAGCGGAGCAAAAGGCAGAGCAGAAACTTTTAACCCGTGTAAAGGTGGTGATTAAGAAAGGATGACACTGCAAGAGGTCAATTCCCTGTTAAAACAGACGAGGATGCCCGTAGCTTACGGTTACTTCAATAAGCCGCAAAAGTTACCGTATATCCTCTATCGCGTCTCCTACTCCAATAATTTTGGCGCTGACAATGTGGTGTATCACCCCATCAACCATATACAGGTTGAGCTTTACACAAAAGATAAAGACCTAACAGCAGAGGGCAAAGTCGAACAGGCTTTGTCCTCTCTGTTTTGGCAGAAGTCCGAGAGTTACATTGAAGATCAGCAGTGTAACCAAGTAGTTTATGAAATCGAGGTGTAAAAATGGCTGATAAAGTTAAATTCGGTATCTCGAATGTCCATTATGCTATCCTCGACGGGGAAAATAACACCTATGGCACTCCCGTAGCCATCCCCGGCGCAGTTAGCCTGTCTTTGGAGCCTTCCGGCGATACCACCCCGTTTTATGCGGACAACATCCAGTATTTCGTAGCCGTGGCGAACAGCGGCTACACCGGCGATCTCGAAGTCGCCGTTTTCCCCGAGGCATTCCTCAAGGATGTTTTCGGGTATACTCTTGACACCACCAGCAAGGTGATGATTGAGAATGCAAACATTCAGCCCAAGTCTTTCGCACTGCTGTTCCAAGAGGAGGGCGATGTGAACGGGACGAAGTTTGTTCTTTACAACTGCACCTGCACTCGGCCTACCCGTGAGCTGAACACCACGACCGAGAGCGTAGAGCCGCAGACGCAGACCGTCAGCATCACCGCTTCCCCGCTGGCAAACGGCAACTCCCTTGCCTACACTACGGCGGAGACCCCGGAGGCGACCGTGAACGGCTGGTACACCGCCGTATTCACTCCGACGACTGGAGGCTGAAATGAACAAAGTAATCGAGATCGACGGAAAAAGTGTAGGGTTGTGCGCTAATGCGCTGACCCCACGCATCTACCGCCATAAAGTGGGTCGGGATATTGTCCGTGACCTGCAAAAGCTACAAACGGCAGCGACATCCGAGGACGGATCTTTTTCCGTAAGCGATCTTGAAATATTTGAGGATGTCGCTTTTATCATGGCTCGGCAATATGACGGGTCCATCCCGGACAATGTTGACGAGTGGCTGGAGCAGTTTGAGATGTTTTCCATCTATAAAGTGCTCCCTGCCATTTTGGAGCTTTGGAGCCTGAACAACAAGACTACCGCTGTTCCAAAAAAAAAATAAAACAAACCGTGCGTGAGCCCACCGGGTCAACCTTTATGCTCCGCTGCGCTGAACTCGGGTTATCCGATGAAGCGCTGGAGGACATGACCTGCGGAATGGTCTATGATTTGATGATCGAAAAGGCCAACGACGCAGAACAGTATGCCATAAAGGGCAGACCCGGCGGCTTGCGTGATTTCTTCGCAGGAGGTGGTAAGATTGGCTGAAAATGTTAAAGGCATCGTTGTTGAAATCGGCGGCGATACAAAGGGATTGTCGAAAGCGATCAGCTCGCTGAACAGCGAAATCCGTGGGACACAATCGGAGCTTAATAAAGTCAATCGCCTGCTGAAACTCGACCCGACCAATATTGACCTGCTCAAGCAAAAGGAGAAGTTGCTCGGGGATCAAATCAAAAATACAGAAAACAAGGTTGAAAGCCTCCGAAACGCCAAAAAGAAAGCGGATCAGGAAATGGCGGACGGCACGGAGATCAACCAAAAACAATACCGTGAGTTAGTCCGGGAACTGACCAGCGCCGAACTAAAGCTGAAAGACCTACAGGCCGAAGCGTCCAAGAGCCGTGCGGCACTCGCACAGGTTTCAGCGGTTACCGGCGAAATAGCAGAAAAGTCCGGGAACATTGCAAAGAAGTTTGCACCGGCATCTTTGGCCTTTGCAGGCGCAGGAGTGGCAGCCACAAAAGCGGCTGTAGAATTTGAAAGCGCCTTTGCTGGAGTTGAAAAAACAGTAGACGGCACTACAGAGCAGCTTGCGGCACTCCGGCAGGGCATATTGGACATGGCAGAAGAAATTCCTGCGTCCACTACGGAGATTGCGGCGGTTGCGGAAGCTGCTGGACAGTTGGGTATTGCCACCGATGATGTACTTGACTTTACCCGCGTTATGATCGACTTAGGCGAAGCAACCAACCTTTCCGCTGATGAAGCTGCCTCTGCACTTGCCAAATTTGCCAACATTACCGGAACGACCGCTGATGAATACTCCAAACTCGGCAGTACCATCGTTGACCTTGGCAATAACTTTGCCACAACAGAGCGCGATATTGTTGAGATGGCTACACGCCTTGCGTCTGCTGGTACAGTTGCCGGCTTGTCCGAACAGGATATCCTTGCATTGTCTACCGCAATGTCCTCGGTTGGCATCAACGCAGAGGCAGGCGGTACGGCAATGACCCAAACAATGACCGCAATAAGCAAGGCTGTGTCTGCTGGCGGTGATGATCTTGAAACATTCGCAAAGATCGCTGGTGTATCTGCTTCTGAATTCGCAAATATGTGGGGCAATGAACCGATAGACGCAATCAGTGCTTTCATCGGCGGGCTTGGGAAGATGAACGAAAATGGAGAGGACACAATCTCCGTATTGGATGAATTGGGGCTCTCCGGGATTCGCCAGTCTAATATGCTTCGCGCGTTAGCCCTTGCGTCCGATGTATTGGACGATGCTGTTACAACCGCAAATACTGCATGGGACGAAAATATTGCCCTCTCCAACGAGGCAAGCAAAAGATACGCAACGACCGAAAGCCAGATGAAAATCCTCCGAAACGGGCTCAATAACTTGGCGATTTCCATCGGTGATATCCTGCTGCCGATTATCAATAAAATCGTCGCAGGGCTTCAAAATGCAATCGAATGGTTTACAAATCTCGACGATGGGGTAAAGAAAACGATCCTTATTGTCGGCGGTCTTATTGCGGCAATCTCTCCTGTTGCTGGAATCATATCAGGCATAGCCGGAGCGATGAGCAAGCTGTCAGGCACGGTAATACCCGCCATTATTGAAGCGGCAACTAAAATGGGGCCGATTATTACAACCGTTGTAGAGGGAATTTCAAGCGGAATTGGGGCGGCAATAGGTTTTATTACAGAAACAGCTATCCCAGCCGTTATGAGCGCTGTGTCATCTGCGTTCACATTCATAACGGGAACTGTAATCCCTGGAATTGTAACGGGCATAACGACAGCTGTTAATTTTTTGATAGCCAACCCGATAGTTCTGATTATTTCCGCCATTGTAGGACTTGTTGCGCTGATTGCAACAAAGGGCGACGAGATACAGGCCATCCTCCAGCGTGTGGATGATTTCTTGCAGGGCGTATTTACGACGGATTGGTCGGAATCGTTTGGAGTATTGGGGGAAATCTTAAATTTCTTCTTCTCAACAGTAAAATCCATTTGGGATTCCATAAAGGCCGTTTTTGACGGTATTATCGATTTTGTTCGTGGCGTTTTTACTGGAGATTGGGAAAGAGCATGGAAAGGTGTGCAGGAAATCTTTAAGGGAATCTTTACGGCGCTTGTTGACATTGCAAAAGCGCCCATTAACGGCATCATTGCACTAATCAACATGGTCATTGACGCAATCAACTGGATGATAAACGGTCTGAATAAGATCCACTTTGATGTCCCTGACTGGGTTCCTGTTTTGGGCGGTAAGTCCCTCGGATTTAATATTCCGACCATCGGAAAAATTGCTTATCTTGCCAAGGGCGGAGTTTTGTCCTCCGGCAGCGCCATCGTCGGCGAAGCCGGGCCGGAGCTGCTTACCATGGCCGGTGGCCGTGCCCATGTTATGCCACTGAACGGAAACGACCGTGGCGGCATCACCATCGAAATGAACAACACATTTAACGGCTACGATAACGCAGCCGGTGAAGCTGCCGCAAGGAACTTGGTACAGGCGGTCAACCGTGCGCTTGGGAGGGCTTACTGATGAGAAAATTTAAGCTCAAGAACGGTGTCGGCGCCGAATGGGATTTGATGGACAAAACGGCGTACTTCAATGCGCCGGGTGGATTAGGATTTGGCAAAACCTACTCTACCATCCAAGCCGGAAGCGCATGGCTGGTATCGGATGAATTCCTTAACCAGTATGCCGTGACAGGCGAAATGATATTCTTCGACTATTCCCGGTATCAGGCGTTTATTTCGTTCGTGACAAAAGGCCCGCTTTACCTGATGTATTCCCCGCTGGACACATGGTACAAAATCAAGTGCGAAGTGCAGTCTGCGGATAAGTCGGAGCTGAAATCCGGCTATTTGGCAGTACCGATTACATTCCTCTGCTTCGGGACTTGGCATGAAGCTGTTAATGTAACGCAAAGTCAAGCGCCAGACCAAGGGATTAAAAGGTATAGCTATACTTATCCTTATTATTACGCAGAAACAGCAACAGGAACTGCAAAAATAAGAAACGGGGATTTGGCATCACCGTGCAAGTTGCAAATCTTCGGCCCGGTCGTCAATCCTGCTTGGGCGCTTATCAAGGCCGGTACCCGTGTAGCGGTCGGAAAATTAACCGCAACAATCCCTGATGGGCACAAACTTGTTGTAGATGCTGACCCGGCAACAATGGAGATTGCAGAGTATGCGCTGGACGGGACATACATCCAAAACCTGTACCAGTCCAGCGACTTTTCGACCGGAAGATTTATCTATGCTCCGCCGGGAGAAAGCACTTTGACATTTTCGCACGACGGCACATCGGATATCGTAGCATATGTGGAGGTGGAGAAACTTGCATACTCTGTTTAAGTGCGAAGTATTCGCAAGGGATTTCACATTCCGAAGTTTTGCTCCGATTGAAAGCCCGGAGATACAGTTTGACTACCTGACCGTAGAAAAAACTACTCTCCGGGCTGTAAAGCTGGATGCAAAAAAGGGCGACTTTATAAGCGTTACAGACCAAAACGGGAATGTAGCTTATCAGGGAATCGTTGACGATGTGGAAACAGATAAAACGGGCGTAACGATTTCGGCGCAGCCTCTTATGTCGCTTTTTGATGCAGCGGTATATTTCGACCGCACGGCCTCTGCAAAGATCGAGCCTTTTATTGCTTCAATCATCCGAGATAACTTTGTTTCTTCTGGAGATGCTTTGCAAAACATATCCGGCATGACGGTGGAAACGACCTCCGAAACGACCGGGGCGCTCAACCTAAAGGACAACATCCACAGCTTTTACGAAATCATCACGAAATCGCTGACGGCTTACGGCGTGGCTGTCAACATGAGATTTGACCCGCAGAAAAAGACGATATCCGTTAAGGTTGGTAAGGTTAGCGAAACGGCGGTAATCGAAACAAATCTACAGGCCATCGTGGATAAAAACATCATCATCGGTGACAGTACCGGCCAGCTGAACAAGGTGACCATCTACAACAAGTCCGATGAATCGCAACACATAACCTACTATCTGCATCCTAACGGCAAGGTCGATACAAACAACACGGATAGAATTACACCCGTGTTCTTTGCAGCGCAGTTTTTGGAAACGGATAACAATTTTGAATCTGCTGCATACAAAAAGGCTTACGAAGCGTTAAGCCCGCAAAAGTATGACAACATGATCGAGCTGACGGCCCGCAACGACTGTGGCGTACTTGATACCTCGATGGCCATCGGCACAGAGGTTTTGGTCATTGATGGCGACAGTAGTTACAAATCTATCCTTACCGGCTATGCAAGGTCGCAGGATGTTACAAAAATGACCTTCGGCGTTGTCCGTGCCGACCTTACCAAAATTTTAATCCTTGAAAGGAGGGCAAACGCATGATAACGCTGCTCCAGTATAACGCATCTATCGTAACGCCAACGGATGATGCGTATCTGTACAACCACATTATCAACGACAGCGGCATCTTTACTGGCGTTGAGGTAACTACACAGGGTGGTAACATCATAAATGTTTCCGATGGCCGTGGTATAATCCTCGGCCGAAACTTTGTTGTGGAAGCCCAAACGATCAATGCGACGCTTCCGACCAGCGGCTCCGTCCCCGGTCGATTGCTTATCCAAATTGACATGGCAAACACCGAAGCGCCGATTGCTTTTGTGACGCAGGCAGCCGATCCGCTTCCGGCGCTGGTGCAGGAGGACATCAATGCAAGCGGTACGGTGTATCAGCTGCCGATAGCAACTTTTACGGCACAGCCGACGATGGTTTCCGATTTGCAGTATGTTGCGCACACCATCAGCCCTGGAACGGTTGCAAGTTTTAACGGCCGAACCGGTGCGGTTACTCCGCAAACGGGCGATTACACAGGAAGCCAAATCAAAATCCCCGGCTACAAGCAGGCAACCTCCCGGCAGAATGTAACCACAACAGACACGGTAACGCAGGCCATCGGAAAGATGGAGTACAAGATAAACCGAGCGGTTGTTATTAAGCAGCTTTCGCTTCCTGCGGCATCTTGGCTCGGCTCCGAAAGTCCCTACAGCCAGACGGTAACCGGCCTTGGGACTACTGCCAATAGCAAGGTGGATATCCAGATCGACACCGCCGCCTACAACACCATGGTTGATAGCGGAACCGGCGCTATCTATGTAGCGAACGACAACGGCGCTATTACGGCCTATGCCTTGGGCGACAAGCCGACCGCGGATATTACCTTACAGGTAGCGATTTCGGAGGTGGTGAAAGGGTGAGCCTCGTCGGAAGATACACAACCCCAACCCACATTTTTACCGTCCCGTTTGATACCGGCACCATCTCAATGATGGCCGTTATCTACAAGCAGGGCGGCAATGTCGTACTTGTAAAAGACCTTGAGGATTGCACGCTGGGAGATAAAACCGTTTCCTGTACTCTTACAGAGGAGGAAACTTCACTTTTCAAACCAAACCCGCAGGTGCAAATACAGCTGCGTGTTGGTATTGGCAATGCGCGGCTTAATTCCAATATCCTCAATGTATCTGTAGCAGATGTCCTTAAAGATGGCCTTTTGGATGATATCGCGGGCGGTGATACAAAATGATTTTTCAGACTACATTCCAATCCTCTGAAAACCAGTTTCAAACCGCTTTTGCATCTCCGACATCTACTTTTGCAATTACATTCGGCAGCGTGGTTGGCGTAGCGGCGGAAGTCTATAAGGGCGAGTACACTGTTGTTCCAGCAGTTACCGACCAGCTTCTTCTGACAAAAGAAAAGATGATGAAAGACAATATGACCTTTATGGCGGTACCAAAACAAATCGTAGAAAACCCTTCTGGGGGACAAACAGTAACTATAGGAGGCTGAAAATGGCTGACACTAAGTACAATTCCAAAATAATCTTTTACGGCGAAACCCTCATGGATTTGACCGGCGATACAGTTGATGCTGCAAGCCTGCTTAAAGGCAAGACAGCGCACGACAAGACCGGCGCTCCAATTACCGGCACCTGTCCGTATGATGCTGATACTTCTGACGCAACCGCTACTGCTGCGGAAATCCTTAATGGCAAAACCGCCTATGTGGACGGCGCTAAAGTGACCGGCACTATGCCGAACAAGGGAGCTGTAACCCTTTCCATTGTAGATAAATCCCCGGTAGCAATCCCGGCCGGTTATCACGATGGCTCCGGCTCTGCTGTCATCGACAGCACCGAAGCCGCGAAGATCATTGCCGGTAACATTAAATCCGGTGTGTCCATCCTTGGCGTAACCGGTGATTACGCCGGTGAGTTGACCAAGGGCCAGAAAAAGACCGTAACCCCGGCCAAAGCACAGTTTAGCGTCCTCCCCGATGATGGCTATGACTTCCTTTCTGAGGTAGTCGTAAACGGAGTGCCGATTGCTTATGCCGATAACCCCGCAGGAGGTCAGACCGTAACGATTGGAGCGTGATTTGAATGGCGGTAAACAAGGTGGAGTTCTACGGAAACACCCTCATTGATATTTCCGATACGACCGCCGAGGAAAGCGCTGTTGTGGCCGGTGAGGCCTTTTACAAGGCAGACGGCACAAGGGCGACAGGAACCGCCGACTACCAGCAGAAAATCACCACGCAAACCGTTTCTTTAAGTTCTTCATGGAGCGGCAGCGGCCCGTATTATCAAACGATACTTACGGGCCAAGCCGCCGGGCTACAGGTGAATCTTAACCCGACCATTGACCAGCTGGCAGCGCTTGCCGATGCTGGCGTTACTTCGATGGTAGCGGCGAACGAAAACGGCACTGTAAAGATATACGCAGCTGGTGCGGCTCCTGCGGCGATGAGCCTACAAATCACAAAGATTATGACTTATTAAGGAGGACAATAAAATGAGCGTAATTTATGGTAATCCAATCATTGCAGGTGGTGGTGGCCTTGAACTTGTAGCAAATGTCGTTGACGGGGCAACCGTTACGGCTGTACTTGGCAGCAAGACCGTTACTGGCGTTTCCTCCGGTGGTCAGGCACGGCTTAAAATACCGCAGGAGGGCAAATGGACGGTTTCGGCAACAAGCGGTTCGTCGGTGTCCATTCCGCAAGAAATCAGTGTTCCCGCCACAATTGATATTACACTCATGTCACAGGAGCTGAACGATGCAAGCTGGGCAGCCATCAAGCAGGCATCTGATGCAGGAAAGGGCGCGAACCTCTGGTCTATCGGTGACTGCAAAGAAATCACCATGAACGGCAAGGTGTCCGATGGGCTTACTTTGAGTGATTATACTGCTTGGGTATACATCATCGGTTTTAACCATAACGCAGAGCGAGAGGGCAACGGAATAGCGTTCCAAGGCTTTAAGGCAACAAAGAACGGTACGCCTGTATGCTTAACGGATGGCGGCTATGGTAGTAAAAAAACGAGCGGAACATGGTTCAACATGAACAATACAAACACAAATGCAGGTGGTTGGGAAGCAAGCTTAATGAGGAAAAATGTTATGCCTCTTATTAAGGCTTCGTTCCCTTCCGACCTTCAAGCGGTTATCAAGCCAAGCACTATTTTTACAACGCAGGGTTCGGGGAACGGCGACTGCACCGCAACAGAGGATGAGGTTTTCCTACTTGCCGAATTTGAAATATTCGGGTCGAGAATCTTCGCCTCAACGCAGGAGCCGAACTATCTAAAACAATACAGCTATTACGCAGCGGGAAACAGCAAAGTTAAATATATGCATAATAGTACCGCCACTGATGCCTTTTGGTGGGAGCGTTCTCCCAGTTCCAACAGCTCCGACCTTTTCTGTATTGTCTACGGCAACGGCAGCGCCAACACTAACACCGCCAACTATTTGCGTTGCGTGCCCCCAGTTTTCAAAGTCTAACATCAACCATTATTTAGCCCACGAAAGTGGGCGAAGGAGAGAATATGTACTATGTTTGTTTCCGGCGCTTCCGAGGGAACGCAATCTGCGGGAATGTGAATATTCCATATGGGGCACGGCTGTCTGTCGTAAATGACATCCTATACATGGATGGAAAAATGATATGTGCTGTGCGTTCGCAAAACTCGCACGACTATTTCTCCCCGGACGATGACGGTAAGGGGCTTATTCGTGGGAAGATGACTGAGGACATAAATAAGCTGCTGCAGCGCCCCGGCAAGAAGCACCAAGCAAGATGGGACAAAATATGGGGGGATATGTCGCTTACAAAATACAAGCGGCCCGAACACCCAGACCACTGGCTTTGGAACCACGACTTTTATTGCGCCCCGGTCGAAGAACTTGAGCGCATCAAAAAGATGATATCGGAGGTGTAATATGTACAAAATCACAAAGGATGGCAAAGAATATTATTCTGACACCATCCAATTTTCAAAAAAGGCGGCAAACGGCTGCCTCGTTCCATGTTTAGCAGAGGAGGCAGAGTTTGTTGTTGGCAAGGTACCGGAAGACACCGTTTTTGAGGGAGCCAGCGTTGAGCCCATGAACGGCGGCAGCGAACTTTCCAATTCCAAGTCAGAAGTGAACGAACTGTTACAGCTAATTGCTGATGCAGTAGAAGAAAAATATCAAGAAGACATGGAGGTAATCAACAATGTATAAGATGATGAAAAAGCTGATTGAGAAGAAGTTTTACAAAACTGCCGACGAAGCGCAGAACAAGCTGGATGTATTCTTTGCGTGTAACCGTCTGACCGACGATGAGTACAGTGAGCTGACGATGCTGGTGGAGACTGTGTATTCGGGGGTATAAAGTATGGAGCCGAGCGTTATTGTCGCAATAGTCACAGGTATCGCATCGGTTGCTGCCGTAGTCATCACCAACAACAAAAGCAACATGGAGCGAGACCACAAAGCTGATATTGAACGAGCTGTAACTAACGAAAAGCTGGACGAGCTGACAAGAGAGGTAAGGCGGCACAACGGCTTTGCGGAAAGAATACCCATCTTGGAGGAACAGACGAAGTCCCTCAACAAAAGAGTAACCAACCTTGAGCAGAAGAAAGGAGCATAACAATGAACGAATTTGTAACTTGGGCATCCCTCGGTACTTACGCAGGTGCAGTCATGATGGTCACCATCATCACCCAGTTTTTGAAGCAGACCCCCCTGCGGAACATCAACACCAACCTCTTGGCGTATATCGTATCGGTACTTATCCTCGTTGGCGCAGAAGCGTTTACGGGTTCCGAGCTGACCGTGCAGGGCGTAATCCTGTGCCTGCTCAATGCGGTCATCGTGGCCTTGGCTGCCGGAGGTACTTATGATGCCGCTACCACCGGCATGATTAAAAAGGACAAAGAGGAGGAATTCCCTCTTGAGGAGGTGGCGAAAGATGCCTAAAGTGTATCTTTCCCCCGAACGCAGACCGGCTCCCCATGCACCGTACTACGGCTTTCCGGGCGTATACGAGCATGATGTGTGTGTAGAGATCGGCGCTTATTGCGCCGATGCTCTCACCCGCTGCGGCTTTGATGTGATGATTGGTTCCCCCGACAAGACCATGCAGGAGCGAGTTGCGGAAAGCATTGCATGGAAATCCAACCTGCATATGCCAATCCACACCAATGCAAGCACGGCGACCTTGAAGGAGGGTTCTGCACAAGGCCCCACCGTCCTGCGCTACGGCAGAGCCGGGGGCATCAGCGACCAGGCCTGCCAGATGGTCTACCGCAGACTGATGGAGATTTACCCACGGAATACCCACCGTGGGGTATACCAAAAGGATGAATTCTACGAGATCGGCAGAACCCCCATGCTTTCCATCTATCCAGAAATCGCTTTCCACGATAATGGGCAGGATGCTATTTGGATTGTCCAAAATAAGAAGCGCATCGCAGAGGCGCTTTGCAAGGGCGTATGCGACTGGTTCGGCGTGGCATACAAAGAGGAAGAAAGGCCGCAGACCGACTATGAAAAACTTTTGACAGAGCTGGAAGAAATCAAAGAGAAGTACAGAACCGAACACGCCAGCGCGCAGGCGCTGCGTGGGAGAATTTTAGCCGCTGTGGAGCAGTATGATACGGTTGCGAAATAACTCACTTTGTAACTCACTTTTATTCCGAAAGTGAGTTTTTCATGCTTTTTTAAGCGGAATGAAAGTCCAAAAAACTGCTTGATTCCTACACTTTACGGAAATAACATAATTTTGCGTGTGGGTTCAAATCCCTCCATCTCCGCCACAAGAAAAGCCCAGTTTCAAGCGAAAACTGGGCTTTTTCTTTTTCCTTGTAACTCACAAAATAACTCACTTTTATTCCTGCGTAGCCAAAATACCGCCGAAAACATCATCAAGAGCGCTTGTTATCTGCTTTTCCATTCCGGCAACAGCGTGCCCGTAAACCCCGAATGTATCCATGCTCTTGGAATGCCCGACCAGCTGCTTTACCCAACCCTCCGGCAGCGCTTGTGCCATTGAGACAAATGTGTGCCGCAGCTCATAAGGCGTTGTCTGTGGGATATCATTTGCTTCACAATACCTTTTCCAGCTTCTGCGGTAGTGCTCTCCCCTCTTTACATCAAAGAGATACAGCCCGTTTGATTGGGCGAGCTGGTTCTTCAAAACCTCCTTGCCCATCTCGCCGACGAAAACGGCGCGTACAGCGTTTTCGTTTTTGCCTGTAGTGATTTCGTCGTATTCGTTTATGGAGCGTCTGACGATGATTTTCCCCGTTTCTAAATCAATATCATTGCGCATCAAGCCGCGCAGCTCTCCGGGGCGCAGACCGGTAAGGACTTCAAGGCGGTAAGCATTCACCAACGGGTCGACTATGCGCTTATTATAAAGCGTTGTCGTATCTTTGGCAAAAAGTTTAATGACATGCTCCGGCTGCAAGATGTTCTTCCTGCTTGCCCTCGCGCTTTTGGGGATAGCTATATCCTCCGGAGTGTAATTGCTCACTTTCGCTTTGCGGAGATATTTGCAGAAAGAGGTAAGATCTGCTTTTATGTTGTTGAGGGTCTTTTTGGATAGCTGTCCCTCTTGATACGCATGGTCAACCACGCGCTGCAGCACGGCGTCTGAAAGTGCAGATGCTTTCATGTGCCCGATCTGCGGGTCTATCCACTTCCGCCACCGTGCGTCGACTGGACGCCAGTTACTTATTGTTGTATGCGTTTTCAGCTGCTCCATATAGCTTTCGTGCAGCTCTGACAGGCGCAGCTTGGTTCCACTGATGCCAGAGGACAACCATTCATCAGCCTTGCGATTTGCTTCCCGCTGCCCTTCCCGTCCGGGCCTGCTGCTGGTAAATGTTTTTCTTACGCCATCTTTCTGGACGGCGATCTGCCAGCGGTTCTGCTTCTCAAGCCACTTTGCCGTATTTGTCCTTTCTTTCATTTTTCTCCTCCTGATAGACAACCGCCCTCGTTGCCGGGGGCGGTATTTATTAACCAATTATATCTATGTTGCCGATCTGGAGCTTTGCGCACTCCCCGTCTCTGTATATAGCAACGACATTATTTCTCGTGGAAACTCCCAAACCGTTTTGAGCATCAACATACGTCTCAACTTTCACGGCATTTCCTGTACGGATAAAGAACCATCCTTCGAGTGGTGTTAATCCACTGCCGGGGAATTTCGCGGTATCCGGGCTGGTGAGGGCAGCAAGGACAATATCCTCTACCTTGCTTTGATAATCCACCATATCCTCAACGGAAAGCAGCTTGTCATAAAACTTGCTTTTTACCTCTCCGTCCTTATAAAAAACATAGTCTCCACAATACGCCTTTTTTACCTCACCGTTTTCTATGTCAAAATTCACATAGTAATAGCTATCCTCAACGATAGTCTTTACACCGTCCACTGTTTTGACGCTTGTTGATATAAGGCCTATTTGTTGCGCTACCTCTTTTATTTTTTCGTCTGTTACATCTTTTCCGCACGAAGCAAGCGCAATCAAAATTGCTACCGCCAACAAACAAGAAAATATCTTTTTCATGACCTCTCTCCTCCAGTACTGATTATTGTACACTTTACGGTGTACGATTATATTTGGAAAGAACATCTGTTCTTAATCCCGAATTAAACCGTAGTTAAGGTTATTTGCATCGATTAGGACGAGGTATAAAATCATCATCGCCAGCAGGGCAAAAATAACTGCGAAAAGCGTTTTGGAGAGCCTCCGGCGCTGGCGCACCTGCTCTTTCAGCATCTCGATCATTTCTTCGCTGTTCTGGCTGTCTGTTTTGTTATAGACTTCCTTCACGAAATGCTTGTCGAGAGATATGTGCAGCGCTTGGCAGACGGAAGCAACGAGAAAAAGGCTTGGATTTTTTGTCGGCTCCGAAAGCAACCGGGAGATCGTCCTCTCAACTGTCCCGGCATTGTCGGCCAAATCCTTGTGTGTCATTCCCTGCTCCTGCCGTTTTGTGGCTACCTCCAGCAAAAAGTTTTCCCAATTCCTTTCTTCGTCTGAATTCACAAACTCATCTCCTGTTTTTTGTTACCGGGCACTTTTGTCCGTAAAGCATGACAAATTTGACGCCAAAACCGCAACATTTGTCAGTACATATTGGCAATGCAATTTGTTACAATTGAATTGTACCAAATACCTACTGAATTTGGAAGGATTTTTATTCGACAATAATTGACAAAAGAGGAGGAACACCAATGGATTGGAACACGGCGTTAGAGCAGCTTATTTTACAAATGACACCTGAACAATGCGAAAGAGCTATTTCTCTAATAGCAGCGAAATGGCCTTATATACTTTCTCGGCTTCCTCCGGCGAAAGAGTCCGGGAAAGCTCCATAAGTTTTTTATTGGCAGGATGCAGCTCACCTTCGGTGGGCTGTTTTTCTTTACCCAAAAGCTCGTCAACGGTGATGCCGAAGTAATCGGCGACCTTTTGAAGCGTTGCATCGGTTGGCATAGACCCTGACTTCCATCTGGAAACAGATGGCTTTGTCAGCCCAATTTCCAATGCAACAGCACTTGGCGTTTTGCGCACAGAGTTACAAAGCCTCAAATAATTGTCATAAAACACAGTTAACACGCCCCCTTATTTGTGCAAGCCTACAAAGTTAACAAAGTTGCGCATTTCCCCTTGACGGATAACAAAGTAAACTGTATAATAGGAACATGGTCAGCGGAGTAAACCGAAGTGCCCCAGCAATCGCCAGGGTAGCGCAATATTTATCCCATAAATATGATAGCACACTTTGTTTACTCTTGCAACAAAAAATTAAAGAAAGGAGGACAGTTTGGATGCCTGCACAATGGACTGGCGACATGGTCGGCAAGATGCACAACAACAGAGTTACCATGACACAGGTCGCCGAAAAACTTGGTGTGACCAAGGCGTATGTCTGCATGGTCCTGAATGGCCACAGAAGCCCAAAGGGAGCAGAACAGCGGTTCATGGCTGCGCTGGACGAGCTTATCAAGGAAAAGGAGGTAGGACAATGAAAGACTGGAATGACATGAGAAACGAGGAATTTGAAAAATACCTTATCGAGGTCTACGGCGATACCAGCTGGAAAGCATACCTATTTAAGACCAGGCCACCGCAGATCATCACGGTTTTGTGTGGCGTTCTCTCCATCATCATAGCGGCAGTAGTGATATTATCCCATGTTGCATGAGGAGAGACAGGACGGCAAGCAGGAAACCGGCGATTGCAACTCCTGTTGTAATCCAATACCGGACGCTTAACTTCTTCTCGGCCCGCATGGCGGCTTTAACGCGCAAACCGTTTTCCGATAGGCAAGCAACTCCCTCATCAAAGGAGCCATTGCTAAACCAGTAGTATTCGCCGCCGAAACCGCCATCTACCAGCTTTGACCGGAGCATAGTTTGAAATTCAGATTTTGTCAATTTGGCGCTATTGCTTCGCTTGAATTTGCGAAATATTCTCTTTTCTTCTTCGGTCAAAGAATACGAAACATCAAGTTTTTCGCTCATAATATCACCTCAACTATAGTCTACCACATGAAGGGAGGGACAGCAATGTCAAGGAAAGTTGATACCTACCGCAGGCTGCGAGCGCTGATGCTGGAACTTGGCCACGACCAGACAAGCCTTGGGAAGCGCACCGGTATGAGCCGCCAGCAGATCAGCGACAGAATGATTTGCAAGACCCCGTGGACATTGGAGGAAGTCTATAAGGTCTGCGATGCATTATTTATTCCAATAAAAGATGTCAAGAAGTTTTTCCCGCCAAACGGGGTGGAAAAGAAGGAGGAACAACATGGAAGCAACAACCAACACCTTTATCCGGTGGTTTAACTCGGATGAGATCGTACCCAGCAAGGACGGGCATTACCTGTGCCAGACAAATCCGGGAAGATACGCTACCTTGCCATTCAGCACCAAGCATCAGGTGTTCAATGTCAGCGGAGATCATGTGGAGACCGCTATCGAAGTCCAGTGGTGGGCATTCCTGCCGGAGCTTCCGCAAAAGGAGGTACAGGAAGATGAGTAAAAAGGAGTGGCTGCAGGAAGCCTTGGCCGTAGTCCTCGGAATGGGAACCATCTTCGCAGCGGTGACGATCCTGCTGCTGGTGAGGTAAGGCCATGGAGCAGAACGAGAGGATAGCAGCTATCCGGGAGAAGTTCCCCGGTTACACCAAGCCGCTGGACAGTATGTGCAAACGGCCGGAGCATTATGGCATCCGGCGGACTACCGAAGCGGAAGCTCTGATAGCGGACAAGCCCGGCAGGAAGCGTGAAGCAAACTATAAGCTGTCTGTGCGTATTCCTTTGGGTTATGTGAATATGGCGGAGTTCCGTCAGCAGCTTATCGAAATGGGTTACTGCAACTTCACAGCATGGGTTCTGCGCTGTATCCGCCGCCAGCAGGAGGAATACAGGCATAGAAAAGCCCCCACCGGCTCCGCAAAAGCCAATGAGGGCAAAGGTAGATTAAGCACCACCAATATACAAGATTCTGGGAGAAATGTCAAGTTGAAAAACGGGGAGGTTGTGGAAGCATGAACCCATACGATATCCCGGATAGGCCCATCCCGAGCTGGGTGGATAACTACGATGATAAGCCGCACATCTGCCCGGAGTGCGGCTGCGAGATCAACGAGACCATTTACATTAAGGACGGCATGGTCATTGGCTGTGAAAACTGTGTTAAGCGGTTTGACGCCAGCGATGCGGATGCTGACAGGTACTTTGAATAAGGAGGATAACATGGTTAAATTCAGACCGCTGCGAGCGGACGAGGTTGACCTGCGGGTTGACCGCTATACTTCGAGAGGGGCTGTGCTCCTCTGCTACAAGGACGCGCGATGCGACATGCGCATTCTGGACGAGACGGTTGGCGCTGAAAACTGGCAGCGGGAGCATTACGAATGCAAGGGGAACCTTTTCTGCCGTGTCGGTATCAAAACGGATGACGGGTGGGCATGGAAAGCTGACTGCGGAACCGAAAGCTACACCGAAAAGGAAAAGGGCGAAAGCTCCGACAGCTTTAAGCGCGCCTGCTTTAATTGGGGGATCGGTCGCGAACTCTACACCAAAATCAACATTGTTGTCCCGATGAGGACTCAAAAGAACGCCAACGGAAAATATGAGCCTGCAGATAGCAATGACAAGTTTGCGCGGTTCACGGTAGAGGAGATGGAAGTACACGGCGAACAGATTACATATCTGACGGTCATAGACAAATACGGCAACATCGTATTTAGCTTTGGTCACCCGGGCGATTCCGGAGAGGACATCACGGAAATCTGCGCTGACTGCGGGAAACCGATCGTCCCAATCACCAAACGAGACGGGTCTACATGGTATGTCCGGGAGATTGTCCCATACACCGAGAAAATGTTCGGACGGCATTTGTGCGGTCCGTGTATGAAAGCCGCAAAGGAGGCCAAAAAGAGGAATGAAAACAAGGCTCCGGTTTGATTCTGCAGACTGGACAAGAGACCGGAACGGCTACGGCATCACCCTGTATACCAAAGATGCCGCAGCCGCCCAAGGCTTCATGGACAGCATGGAAACTGGCAAGACATACGCTGCCGAGCTGGTAGAGGAAAGGAACCGGCGCTCCCTTGACGCCAATGCCATGGCGTGGCTTTTGATCGGGAAACTATCGGAAGCCCTCGGAAAACCGAGAGAGGAAATTTACCGGCACTATATCCGAGAGATTGGTGTAAGCGATGTAGTTTGTATAAAATCCGAAGCGGCAGAAACAATGCAGGCAGCATGGTGCAAGCATGGCCTCGGCTGGCTGACGGACGCTTTCCCGAGTAAGTTGCCCGGCTGCACCAATGTAATCCTCTACTACGGTTCAAGCTGCTATGATACGAAACAAATGTCCCGACTGATTGACCTTGTCGTAGAGGATTGTAAAGAACAAGGCATAGACACCGCCACACCGGCCGAGCTTGCCTTGCTAAAGGAGGAATGGGGCAAATGAAAAACGAATGGGGCGCAGAGCTTGACAGAAACGGATACGCTCCGAGCATCGTACAGGCCGACACATCTAAGTGCTTTTTGTGTCAGAGGTCAGGCGTAAAGCTCGACCGGCACGAAATCTTCGGCAACGCCATGCGGAGCAAAAGCAAGCGCATGGGGCTTTGGGTGTCCCTGTGCCACGAGCCTTGCCATCTGACCCACGCACACAGCTGTGCCGAGGTGATGGACTGGCTGCACCGACTGGGCGAGCAAGCCTGTATCGACAACTACGATTTCACAATCCCGATGTTCCGGGAGGAATTTTACACGAACTATTTGGAGGAAACAGAATGCTGAACAAAGCAATCCTTAATGGGCGGCTGACGAAAGCCCCCGAAATGAAGCAGACCAACAGCGGCAAGAATGTATGCAGCTTTACCATCGCCGTAGACCGCAGCCGTGACCGAGAAAAGACTGACTTCATACCCATCGTAGCATGGGGCAAGACCGCCGAATTCGTAAACCAGTGGTTTGGCAAGGGCGACCTCATTACCATTGTGGGGCGCATCGAAGTTCGCACCTACGAGGACAAGAACGGCAATAAGCGCACAGCCACAGAGGTTATCGCAGAGGAAGCTCTTTTCGGCGGCAGCAAATCTACCGGCAAGGCAGAGGAAAAGCCCGCAGAGAGCGAGCAGGGCGGATTTGAAGAAGTCGAGGGCGACCCTAACGACCTCCCATTCTGACGGGAGGTGAGGAGGAATGCCGAATAGATTGATAAAGGATAGCTTCCGCACAAGCGACAAGATAGCATCCTTAACGGATTTCGAGTTTCGGCTTTGGGTAAGTCTTATTGTTTCGGTAGATGATGCAGGGCGCGGAGATGCCCGGCCTGCAATCATCAAAGGCAACGCATTCCCGCTTCGGGAACGGGTTACTGCAAAAGATATCAACGATGCGCTCCACGGTTTGGCGGCCAAAGGCTGCGTTTCCCTCTACGAGGTGGACGGGAAGCCCTACTTTTGGTTCCCGACTTGGGCCGAACATCAAAGGATACGAGAATGCAAACCAAAATATCCCGACCCGCCTAAAAACAGCGGCTTTACACCGTCTGCGGAAATCTGCGGCGAGTTGCCGCAAGTTGCGGCGGATTGCGGCGAGCTGCGGCCTGAATCCAATCCGAATCCGAATCCGAATCCGAATCCAAGTACCCCCCATGCCCCCCAAGGGGGCCGGTTTGCCGAATTTTGGGCGCAATATCCCAAGAAAGTCGGCAAAGGCGCAGCGGAAAAGGCTTTTGAGCGCATCAAACCGGATAAGCAGACCTTTGACCGCATGATGGATGCCATATCTGCACAGAAGCGGAGCCGCCAATGGACGGAGAACAACGGCCAGTACATCCCAAACCCTGCGACATGGCTGAACCAGCGCAGGTGGGAGGATGAGCTTCCGCAGGGGGAAACTGACGAGGTAAAGCAGCTGCCCAGCTATGACCTGGCGCTGGCGGAGCGGATGATGGAGGAGAACGCATGAGTGACAAAGTAGATATCGCCGTAAAAAGGCTGAAAGAAGCAACGGAGATGTCGCAGGCGCTATATGAACAGCCGCTTGTGATAACCTACAGCGGTGGAAAGGACAGCGATACTATCCTGAAGCTGGCGCAGATTGCGAAAATCCCATTTGAGGTGCTGCACAACCATACGACCGCCGACGCCCCTGAAACTGTTTACCATGTCCGCGAAAAATTTCGGGAGCTGGAACTTTCAGGTATCAAATGCGACATTGACTACCATGTGCAACCTGATGGGAAAAGGGTTACCATGTGGAACCTTATCCCCCGTAAGTTGATACCGCCAACCAGACTGATGCGCTACTGCTGTTCGGAGCTGAAAGAGGGTGGTGGAAAAGACCGCTTTAGAATCACTGGTGTCCGGTGGGCAGAAAGTGCTGCTCGGAAGAAAAACAGGGGCAGCTTGGAGGTTATAGCACGCCGAAAGGAAAGGAGCCTTATCCTCTCCAACGACAATGACGAGGATCGCCGGTTGTTTGAAAGCTGCCAAATGGCGGGCAATCGGGTGGTAAATCCCATCATCGACTGGACAACAGAAGATGTTCTTGATTTCTGCAAAGCGGAAAAGGTGAATCTTTGCCCGCTTTATGCGGAGGGTTGGCATAGAGTCGGATGTATTGGGTGCTCTATGGCCGGGAAGAAAAGGTATATGGAGTTTGCGAGATACCCAACCTACAAAAAAGCCTACATAGCAGCATTCGATAGAATGATCGAGGAACGGAAGCGGCGGGACATGATGAAAGGCTTTACCAGAATGGGCGATACAGGCGTTGATGTTTTCCACTGGTGGATGGAGGACGGCATACTTCCAGGGCAAACCGTCCTGCCGGGATTTGAGGAGGACGCGTGAAAATCACTATCCCAGAAATCCCCCCATCGCTGAACAAGTACGCTGGTCGGGCCAATGCATGGGACTACCGAGCGGAAAAGCAGCGCTGGCTGCAGCTGTTTGTTGCATACTGCCCCAAGTGCAAACCAATGGGCAAGGCGGTGGTGACCATCACTTACTACTTCCCCACCCGGCACCGGCATGACCCGGATAACTACAACGGCAAGATGCTGATGGACGGGCTGGTACACCGGGGAGTAATCGCCGATGATAGCTTTGACCATGTCGAGCTGCGGCTGCGTGGGGCATATGACCCCAAAAATCCGAGAACTGAAATTGACATAGAGGAGGTACCCTGATGGGACAGAAGGATGTAGAGCGGGAGAAGCCGCTTTTTGAGGGACAAAGTGCCGAGGAATTTATCAATCGCTGGAACGCTGTCACCAAAGCCATAAAAATGCGCGCAGAGATGTCCGAGCATGAAAAGGTGGTGAGTTATGATGTCATACGATAAAGCGTCTCCTAACGCCAAAATCGGCTGTTCTAATTCAAAAGACCCGGAGTTCCTGGAGCAGCTGGTGCGGGAGGGCAAGACCAACAGGGAGATTGCCTTAATTCTCGATCTTGATTACGGCTCTGTGGCACAAATCTTGTCTCGCTATGGAATCAAGAGAGACCCAAACCGGCCCTGCAAGAGATGCGGAGGGCCGATAGGCAGCACCAACACCCGGCAGTTGTATTGCAAGGAGTGCCAAAAGGCCATGGACAGCATCCGGGCCCGCAAAAGCAGCATGAAAAAAGCCGAGCCGAAGAAATGCGAATACTGCGGGAAGGAATATTTCGGCCAGCCGGGACAAAAGTACTGCTCCAAACAATGCTACAAGGATGCAGTGGCATCCGGTAAGTATAAGCGTCCCAAGAATTGGATAAAGCGCCGGGATGGAAAAATCGACATCGAGATAAGGGTTTGTGGCAAAACCACGGAGCGACGGGAGAGCGTTGACTACTACGAAGCCCGGGGGATTTGGCACCGTGGCTGGATAGGTCAGGGCTATGCCGCCTTAGTAACGGTAGACGGCCACAGGCTGGAGACCCTGCCGCAAATAAAGACATTTTTCGGATTTAGGAGGGATTCGCTATGAGGAACTGGACGGCAGCGGCAGTTACGATAATCTTAGCTGCTTTCTGCATAATGGTTCTATCTGCTATTTCGGCAGAAAGGTGGAATCATGTGGATGAAGTTGCCCAGGCGGAGATCACCGCAGAGGAACAGGAACGCCGGGAGCAGGCAGCCTATTACAAAGGCTGGCAGGACGGCAAGCAATATTATCTTGAGAATTTTGGAGGGTGAGCCAATGACCGTAAAGGACTACTACGAAACAATCCGGGACATAGAAAGGCTGGCTGCGTTGGTTGACGCAGAGGGGGATGTTACACTCGACCATGACGATGCGGAGCAGATATGGGCGCTGCTGCTGGACTACAAGGATTTGCTGATGGCTAAGGAGGTGGGATGATGTGCAAGGCCGTTAAAGGAGGGCCGACAATGGCTGACCAAATGCAGTTATATGACACATCGGAGAAACAATCAAGTAACAACACAGGTAAAGCTAAACGGAAGTGGGAAAATGGTTTCCAGAGATGGAGCGACCGGCACAGTGCAGATGGTGGTAGCTCTTTTGGGTGCTGTGGATTCGGCAGTATGTGTGACTATTGTGAGGATAATTCATATGGACGCTCGTGTGTCAGGGCGCTGAACGCCATGATCCGCGAAAAGCGTCTGAAAATCGATTACGAAAAGACTGGTTATGAAGAAGTATGGGAGGGGATTTTTGACAATGGCTGAATACATAGACAGGGAAGCGTTTAAGAAAAGCGTCGAGGAGCGTTATTGCAAGTCGTGCAAGGCGGAGAAGAAAGACCACAACGGATGCTGGTGTCGTGCCTGTTGGGTTGACGATATGCTCGATGAGGTAGATTGTTTCCAGCC